GATCCATGGAAGGTTTTTGTAATTCAGTCATCTAAACCGGCTAGAAGTTTGTCTAAAATCTCATCCCCGTCCCCATCATCCGCGGCTTGGGCGCTATCTGGTTTGGCTTCAGTGGCAGCTGGCTCGGTTTTGGTCGGGAAATTCATCGGGACCTCTTCCTCTAGATCCTTATCCACCACCGGTTTGGAATTGTTAGAGCCGCAATAGAAATGCTCATCTAACATCTTCCCCATCTCCTCATCTGATTTTCTCGCGAAGACCGTATCGAGTTCAAACACTCCCTCTAATACCGCGTCGACATCCTCTAGGCCTTTCACTTCGCTTGGTAGTAAGAACTTCGACGTGACGTATGATGGGAACTCACCTTGCCTATCAACTTTTACTCGAAAATTACAACCGCTAGAGGTTAGGTCGAATGCCCGGAAGCCTACCGCGGCTTCATCTTCATCTTGAATACTATCCATGATTATCTTATGCAGCTGCTTACCGAACCTCATAATCTTTACCGTTCCGTTATTATCCGGATTCGACGGGTCATTAATCACATAAACATTAACCAACCAGTTCTCACTTCGCCGGATAGTGTCCGCTTTTTGCTTCTCTTCTTCAGTACCAGTATTCTTTAACCGGAACTTTACCGTAGCAATTGGACAAGTTTCACCAAACGTTTGCGGTGACATGGACGATACAAATTGCCCCGTAGAGAAGGATGTCCATGATTGGTTATAATAATGGAAGAAGGTCTTCCCGGGATCTTTGACATTAGGTACTAACCTCAAATCATATTGATTATCTGGGGTGAACTTTAAAATGTCAGCTCTCACGTTAGTGGAACTTTGCGATGATTGATTTAATGCAGTCTTGATGCTGTCAAACATTGTCTGTGTGTACGTGTTACTCATATCTATATTATATACTCTTGTTTATTGTTTTGCAAATATTTTTTTCCATGTAATTATTGCTTTGTGTTTAGTGTAGAAATCTAATGGCATATAAGTAGTATCGGGCCATAATTGGAAAGGGGCAACAAAAAACTGATCTAGATTAATATCTAAACGTTTAAGTGTTTTTGATATCTTCTCAATGCACACTACAGTCGACTCATCCATGTTATCAAATTTCTTCCGAGGTCTACCAGGTTTACCTTGTTGTCGTCTATTGGTTAACAACCAGGTATTATATATTCTCTGCTCCTCTAGTGTCATTAATATAGTTTTTTATATATTTTGATTTATGTAGGGATGAGTCTCTAGAGAGGAAATATTTTAAACAATCATAGTCGCTCTCAATATCTGATAAAGTCTTAAATATATTTTTTAGATTTTCATCTTTTAGTAAGGATAAAAATATATTAGGTAAGTTTAATTTTTTATTATTTAGTATACACACGTACGAGCAAAAGATTAAAAAGGCGCGCTCTAGTTCATCATTAGAGATCTGATGAACCGGGTCCTGGGCTTCGATCATATGTATAATGCTCATATCGACTCCGGCTTTAAGGTTTTCGTAAATTGTAAGAACTTATCACACAACATTCCACCAGCTGCGGCCTCATGACCACCACTGTTTTCTGTAACGGCGGCGGCTAACTTTACCATACTAACATCCTCACAACCACGTCTTCTCCGGAAACTGACTTTACCAGAATTTGTATTAACAACCACCGCAACTTCCGCACCGGCTTTTTCAGATATATAATCCGCCACATCATTAATATGTCTTGTAGCGACGGTAGAAGCTAACCGGAATTTATGTTTTTTGGTCGTTACATCACCAGTATATATTTCTAACTCCTCCTTAAGTTGTGTTAGGTCTTTGTGTTTAATATCTAGCATATTTTTATGAAATTTATTAAACCCAGTGAATCCTTCTGGAAAGTCCCTATATAATTTTTGAAGACGATCGCCCTTATAGCTCCAAAATACACTATTGAGATCCTTACTGTAAGGTGTTTTTAATTCATATGAATCATAATCATCTACTAAGGCTATAAATAGCTTCTGTGGACCACTTAGCTTTAAGTCTTTCGGTAGGAAATGTTTATATATTAACTTACAGGTACTGGTGCAGTCCTCTACATAGCTTGTAGCTTTATCGTATGTGGTTGGTGATGATATGTTCGATGCATGATGATCTACAATCACCACATTGTCGTGATCAATAATTTCTTTAAGTTCTGGATCAGAAGCGTCGAGATCGAAGAACAATACCTTATCATAATCTTCAAACTTATGAGTTTTATTAAAAGATTTTACAGCTGTTAATAAATCGTTTACACGACAAACTTTATATGGAATGTTTGTAATTCCGGTTAACCAACTATATACTGCGTAAGCGCCGGCACCGTCTAAATCACAGTCGGTAAAAATAAACTGATTACATGTTGACATATTCCTTCAAGTATCTGTATTTATTCTGCGAGATTATGATAGCAAGGTCATCATATCCTCCGCAGTTACGTCATGAACTGCATCACTATTTAGTGTTTCGTCTTCTGTTACTGTCAGTGTACTGTAATTGACGCTCATCGCGATTGATCCGAAATTCGGTCCAAATCGATTCTTCATAACACCTAGGCGCATAATTCCTAACTCACCGTCTTCTTCCTCTTGCCATAAGCTGAAAATAGCGTCCGCCGTCGCCGCTAGGCCGATACTTTCACTAACGGTGTTCAGGCTAGGGTCTGACTCATTATATCCTTGTCTGTTGAGTTGAGTAGCAGTAACTATAGGGCAATTAAACGTATATGATATTGCGCGGAGTTTCTCTGTAGCATGTTTGATTCGTTCATATGAATTATTACCGGTCTTATCGTGTAGTAGGTTAACATAATCAACAACAATGCAATCTAAATCTATGCCGCTGTTTGTTATCTTTTGTATAAAATTCTTAAGATATGACACCGTTATTGTGTTCGGTGGAAATTCTTTAATCAGTAATCTAGATTTAACATGTTGCTGTTTGAATCCGCGGAGTTGGGCACGGAGTTCGTCTGAGCGCGCAGCTAGGTTGTTTATAGGTATAGACGATATGTTAGATGATAGTCTTTTAGTATACATCTTTTCTGACATCTCCAAGGTTACTAATAATACCGTCTTGTTCTGTTTAGCAATATTTACTGCAATATTACCCAACACTATAGATTTCCCGATATTTGTCTCACCAGCGAAGACATACAAAGCTCTACCATCTTCTAACAAACCACCATCCAGTTTTTCATCCAACCAGGTCCATGTGGTTGGTATAGTTTTGTCACGTTCATTCAACTCAGTTATGTGTCGATCAATATCATTGAGTAGATCAAAGCCCATATCTGTTTTTAAGGATATACTACAAGCTTTCTCAAACCTATCTAACATGAGCGATGTATCTACATTATCATCTTTATTGCATTCATCGGCTATAGAGACCAACGTATTATACACCGCGCGTTCTCGTAGGAAGCGCTCAGTATTCTCTACTAGTTCGTCCTGATTAAGTGTCGGTGCAATGACATTCTTGAGATAACCAACCACTGCTTTGAAGTGCTGCTTAAGTAGATCGGTCGTCAGGTAGCTCTTAATCTCAGTTGTAGTCGGAACATGTGAATGCTTATCGTAGAAATTTTGTATTATGTTAATAATACTCGAAATGTTCGGGTCTTTGAAATAGCTCCCATCTAGATGATCAATAACAGATGCCATGTAGCTATCATCTGTTAAGATCTTATATATTATGATCTTCTCATAATAATCGTGATCAATTTTTGACATGTTTATTTATAAAACTTTTCTCAGAGGCAGTGAATGTAGTAGACTTAGGGTCAGTTAATCCAGGAGAAGAGTGTATTACATTAATATTAGTTGTTGTTAGTTTTAATTTTGCAGCGTTACACTGTAAGCAAAAATCAATATCATAGTGGTGAAAGTTAAATTGCTCATCAAACCGGACACCTACATTTACTAGGTTACTAGGCTTGGTGGCTAGGAATAAGCCGTCTAATATAACACACCTCTTCGGTGTGGGGCCGAATGAGGTCACATGCGTTAAGTCCACTCCGGAGGAACTAGTACCGGCCGGGTGCCCAACCGCTCCAGACCATTGGTTTTGCTTCGACATGAGGTGCCACAATACCGGTGTTGTTAACGAGACCCCGGTTGCTCCGGCTAGGCCTACTACGGAATTTCCGGCATTAAATTGTTCTTCAATCTTTGCGAAGCACTTTAGGTCATCGATGTAAACATCATCATGGACATACAGCACACAATCAAACTCCGAGGCTATCTCTGGTGTTATATACCTATTATATACCACCGGTAATCCATCTGTATTACTAGCAGTTATCGCTAATTCAAAATCCCCACCACTAAAGGAATTGAGGCTAGTAACTAGCTGAGTTTTTTCTAAGTCCTTTGCTGCTCTTTTGCTAGCGGATACAATTAGTGTTTTCATAAAATAAAAAATGGACTGTGAGTTTTAAACTCACCGACCGGTGTCATGCCTTCTGCAATCGACATGTCATATATAATACCTTCTTTAATTTCCTCGGAAACCTCATCAGTCTTAATAGATGATATACTAGGGGTGGTGTCATTATAGTATAATGTGCTTCCGCTCCTAACCACGAAAAACTTCTTAAGTGACTTATTATACAACCAACAGGCGAAGGTGCCTTTAATCATAGAAAATACTTCAGTAATACATCGGATGACATCACCTACATATAAGTCTTGAAGTAGCGATGGTATTATATAAGTATCAACTGGGTTGTCGTACTGTAGAGTATGTTCCGCTTTAAGGTCTTCATGGTTCTCTAGAATGCCATTATGCGCGATTATCCAATCACCAACATCAAAAGGGTGTGTTGTATCTTGTGACCAGCTTCTATAGCTGCTAGTGGGTGCTTGTACATGACCTAGGAACAGTTGATACTTGTCTTCTACGTCTAATAGGTCTATACTATCTACCAACTTATAACCACCCTCGTTTTTACGTAACCATGATCGGCCCGGTGAATAAAAAAAGCAACCAGAGGCGAATGTGCCGCGGTCTTGATTTATGTTAAAGAGTTGTTGATATGTATCAAAGCGTGTACTACCAAATATACCACACATATTATTTTATTGTAGATCCGTTATTATCCATCTTATCTATGTAATTTGATATACTAACTTTAACTAGAGAGTCCATATGCTCCAGGAATGCAGCGCTTACTTGTCGGTATTTTCTTCCCCGGTAGCTTTTCTTTGCACCGGTATAGTTCCATTGACGCCCAGTGGCGTCTGCATACGAGTCCGGTAGACCGACATCCGTGTGCTTTTCGTTCGCGATTATGAGCGCTAACCGTCTCACAGCTTGTTTATTAATTAAATTACTCATCTATTTTTAAAAGTCTAATATAACATAACCATGACAGAAATGCAACTCCTAGATTGAACATACACACTACCTTACCATAAGAGGCATTTATGAGTGAGCAAGCTAGGTTAATATAAACTAAGACTAACATAAACTTTGAGCTAAAGAGCTTCACAATTATATTTACCCCACGGTATATGTTTACTATAGGGTATAGGATCAATCACCCCAGCATCAATAAAACCTTTAATTCGCGAGCTACAAGCAGTACACTCTCCGCATGCTTTCTCTTTTCCCTCATAACATGTCCATGTATCTTCAAAATCAACACCAACACTAATCCCTAACTTAACAATATCCTTCTTACTCTTATTAATCAACGGGGCTATAATTTCGATTCGACTTCGTCTATTAAGAGAGTTTACAGCATTAATAGCAGTAAGGAATTCCTTCGAACCATCCCAAAATCCGGCTTGAGAATCAACTAAGGCGGCTCCGTGATACACTTGACTAGCACCTAAAGACTCTGCATATGCTGTACATATCGATAACATCATCATATTTCGGTTAGGTACATAATTAACCGTCTGTGGATCTCCGAGCACATCTTTAGTTTTCGCTACGTCAATATTATCATTAGTCAACGCGCTAGTGTCTACTATGTCTTTAAAAAAGTCTAAATTCAACCTCTTATGTGTTTTGGATTTAAAGTAACAATTTGATATAGCGCATGCCATTTCTCTATCAAAATGCCGCTGACCGTAATTGAAACTAACAGCATGGATTTCTTTACCTTCACTGAATGCCCAATGTAGTATAACCGCGGAATCTAAACCGCCACTTACTGGTATAACACATTTTGTCATATTAATAGTATAACGACATATAATTGAATTTCAACGTAACTAGCATAAATATTGACATGAATACTGTTAGACCCATTAATATCGCGTCACCCGTCACCGGTAGTCTGTGTAAACCGAAGCTCATCAAAACAGAACGACAAGGTAAATTATATACCGAAGCGCACTGGTATTGTCCGGATTCCGGACAATTCATCCGGAAGGGATTGATTAGTGTTGTTGATATAAAGACCGGAGAAGATGTTACTAGTGTTGCGTAGTAGTTAACCACTATATCTGTATGCGGCCTTAAGTTTTTCCTCAACTTGTGGAATTATTATATCATCCCATAGCTTCTCATCTTTTCCCCAATTCTTATAATAACCTAACTTCTTAAGGGGCATGCCTTCTTTAGCTGGGAGAACGAAGGTGGAACCATTTTGCTCAATAACTCCATGATTGACTGCTAGGTCTTTTAACCCGGAGTACTTATTCAACCCGCTCTTATAATTAAGGTACATCTCGCATTGTAGGAAAGGCGGGACAAATCTATTTTTTACAGTTAATGCGCGCAGGGTAACGCCACTGTATTTATTTGCTTCTGGAATAGACTCGTCATCTACATCATCTTTATCATGCTTTTCATCTCTCTTACCCAACTGCACTAACACGCTAGATAAATATACCGGTCCTTTCCCTCCGGATTGATTTTTAACTAATGTAGGAAACATTGATCCGGGATCATCATACGTATGGTTACTAAACAATATCGTCACACCGGCCTTCGCGGCTTTGTATGTTAAAATTCTCATCATACTCTTGAGTCCTTTAGCTCGAAGACCCATATCCATTGCAGATTTACCTTTCTCTACATCATCTACCTCTTTTTGACTAGCCAAGTTTCCG